TCGCATCGCCGCGAGGATAACACCACCAAATTTCACCGTAGCGCGGCACTTTGAATGCGAACACTTTGGTTTTTTGATTTTGATTGATGCCGTCGAAAAAATAGTTGAGGTTCATCTGGTTGGGCACTTCTCGCACCACACCATTGAACATCAAGAACCGGTCGACGCCGCACCAGAAAAACACGCCGTCGTAATCAATCACGCATTGCGGCGAAATGATAGATGTGTCCGTGGCGATTACGTCGAATTGGAAAACTGTTGCGCCGCCTGTGAAGGTTGCGCGGATGACCGCGTCGTACGCCCAAAAGATGCCTGCTGGCGCGCTGCCAGAGCCTGCGCGCAGCGGCAACCCTTTGATGATTTTTTGACCCCAAGGACGCGCGATGCCTGCGCCACCTGCGAGATCGGTCAGGTTGGTCGGCTCGCCCGCTTTGGACCAACCAATTATTCCGTCTGTACCATAATAAAATAAATACGGGTGCAAGGAAACGATGCCGCCAGTGACGTTGGCGTCAGGCGGCAAGGAAATGCTGATCAGCGGCGCGGTGCCCAGCACATCACCGAAAAATATTTGGCCGCCGGTGTCGTTGCAAATGCATTCCAAATTCGGCGCAACATGAGCTAGGATGTAATTTTGATTGCTTGAAGAGTCGTACTGATAATCAAACATCCACAAGTTGTTGGCAGAACTCGTCAACGCAAAAGAACCGCTCGCCATGTCCGTGTTGGTCGTTGTTATTGTGGTGCTTGTTACAAGGACTTCGTATCCGTTCGGGTCAGAGCCGTCGTTGATGTCTGCTGTTATGGTGATGACGGCATTCACGTTGCTGGCTGTGTAGCCGTGAGATCCTGTACCCGCATTTATTGCTGTCACAACATCCGCAGCTGTCGTAGACAAGTTCGTGTTGAATGGCACAGGCGAGCCCAACAACGCAACCGCGTTCACCGTTATCGTGTTCACAGAACCAGCGCCGCCGCCCGTCAAAGTAACAGTTGCCGTAGCAGCGACTGCAACCGGCGTCCGGTCACTGATGATTGAGCTGTTGAGGCTGCCATCAATCGTGAAACGCTCAAGCGTGCTCGCGCCGCCAGAATGGCAATAAACGAACCCTTGCTGCGTGAAGTTCGATAGCCCACGACTGATTTCTGTGAGGTATTTCTGAGTCGAACGATAGCCGCCCATCTTGCGCGGCAACCCTCGCTGCCAACGAACCCACTGTCCGTCGACGTAGAAATCGCCTTCATACTTTGTTCCATCCCGTTTTATTCCGGGGTTGGAACGCAGGATGATTGTTTGTTCAGGCATCAGAATGTCCCGCCGTCTACCACGCCTGCCGGGGCCACACCCAACGCCGCCCAAGCAGCGGCTTGGTCGACCGCCGTGAACAACGCGATGCCTGTGGACGTGCCGCCCAAATTGATGCGCGCGCCGCTCGCGGTTGTTGCGTTTGTGCCGCCTTCTGCAATCGTCAACGGCACAGAAATGCCTTGTGTCGTGGCATTGAGCACGTCTGTTCCGTCGCAATAAAGGATGACGCGCTCGCCTTGTCCTACGTTGAATCCTGTGCCACCCCCTGACGGATCTATCGTGAGCGTGTATGCGCCAGTCGTTTGGTTGTCCACCCAATACTGTTGTATTGTGGCCGGGACGACTACGGTGCGGTTGCCAGTCAACGCGCCAGTGAACCGGTAAGCAATGCGGTTCAGCTCAGAGCCGACCAACGTGTAAGTTCCTGTGCCGGCAACGTCGATGACGGTGTAATCGAACGCGAATGTGGCGGACTGACCGAAACCGATCGTGTAAAAATTCGCCCCATCAGACGCGATGATTGCGCTGTCGCCGGGTTGGAAGCTCAATGAAACAGCGCCATTGATCGTGATCAATCCTGGAGGATCGGCCAGTATCGCGCCTGAGCCGCTGTTGCGCAAATAAATGAACCAGTTGTTGCCGACAGACGCGGCGTCAGGCAGCGTTAACGTACCGCCTGCGCCTGTCCAGTTCAGCATCTTTGCGCGGTCATTGACGCCTGCTGTGTAGTTGGCGTTGAATGACGTGACTGGAACAGATTGGCTGAGCAGCGTTCCAACAGCGACGATGCCTGTCCCGGCCAACGAACTTGCATTGGCTTGGCTGACTGCCGCGCCATATTGCAACGCTTGCCAAGTTCCTGCGGCTGTCGTGTTGTTGGTGAGGTAAACTTGCCACAATTCTCCTGCGCCAACAGTGACGACTTGTGTGCCAACGGAGTTCTTGACTGTGACGGTGTTGGCGCCGACGTTGTTGAAAAGAATCGTGTTGCCTGTGCCTGACTTGCTGGCGTCTGGCAAATAGATGCTCAACCCGGCATTGGCCGAAACATCTATGATCCTTGTGGCAAGATTTTGATTGGTGGAAGTTTCTTCTGGCCAAGAGAGATAAACATCAGCGGTCAGCGTGAGCGAGCTGTAACTTATCTCGCTCGGATAGATGTTCGCGCCGCCGAAAACATCGGTATAAATGGTCATTACGCTTCACTCCTGTTCGCGGTGCGATCCATGATGCGCTTCAAGTCTTCGCCGCTCAGAGCTTGTGCCGCACGATCATACATGGCTTGCCACGTCTGAATCCGTTCGTCTTTTTTGAGGAATGGCGCGGCTTCCAACAGCGTTGCATAAAGCAACAAGTCTGGCGCGTATTCAGTCAACCAGTTGGTTTGGAATTCTTCACCTAAGAATGCAGGCTGCTCGTAATACAAAATCTCTAACGTGTCAGCAGCATCAGGTGTTGGTGCGAGCAACCAATGCTGATAATCATAATCAGCATAAAATTCTGGCGCTGCAGTTTGAGCTTCGTCAGGCCAGTAGTTGCGGCAATATTCATACGAACGCGCGAAAATCGGCGCATTGTTAATTGTCATGCTCACGGTGTCGCGCCAACGGTCTGGCTTAAGATAAACGGCCAAACCAACTTGCAGCGGCGTTTGCACTGCGCGGATGAAACCTTCGATCTTGAGTTCGCGCGCAATGCGACGCTCTCCCAAAGTAATCAGGCGCGGCAATTGTTCGTAGACGATGGCGTCACTCTCCGCAGTGAAGCCGCGCTCCAAATAGCGTCGGACATCTTCCAGCAGAGAGTCATAGGTCATGCTATAGCTCATACTCGCTCCATCGGGTTTGCCGCTGGTTCAGCATGCACCTTTTCAAGATTATGTCTCGGGAAAGCACATTTAGGCAATTCATATTCGTGCGGGCTGATTGCGTTTTGCGTCATTTTATTGCTTCGTATTGGGCGTAGCATTGCTTGATTGCTGCCCGGAGCTCGTCGGCTTCTCTAGCGAGCCGGACAAGAAATTCGCCATCCTCTCGGTAAAGCTGCTTTCCGGTACAGGCACTTTGTCCAACGCTGGCGGCACCGGACACGGCACCTGAATCGGCGGCGGGGCGACTTTGCCGGTCGCGCAGGCTGTTAGCCAAAGCGGTATTACGAGCAACCAAATCACGCGTTTCACGGTCTTTCTCCTGTCTTAGCTTGTCCGCAGTCAATTGAAGTTGTTGTTGTTTCTCAACAGCCTCTTCCATAGCTTTGGCGTACTGAGCATACTGCGCAGTCTTCTCTTTGTCCCACGCCTGCTGCACCTCAGCCATGCCGCTTTCCTTGCCCGTATGATATCCCCCTGCTGCTGCCGCGCCGATGGCAATTGTTGCGGCAAGTATAATCCAAGGGTTCACTTAGGCTCCGTAAAATAGAGCGCTATTTCGTCATTCCGACGCTTCACCAGCCCCGGCAATACCTTGCCGCCAGCCTTGGTAAACTTCAAAAACTCCTGCTTGGCTCCCTCAAAGTCCCCACGGTTATGCTTCTGCCGCAGCGTAGACCGCTGGAGTGTTCCTAGCCCAACATTGAATGCAAAGCTGACCAACGCCCCCAAGCGATTTTCGTTAAGATTGTCAGGGCAGTAACGAAGAACACCAGCGACAAAACGCTGTAAGTCTTTCTCAAGGATTGAATCCACTTCGTCTTTGCTGAATGCACGGAAATCCTCCGGCTTGAGCGCAAACTTGTCGCGCTGATCTATTGGCATCTTGCCCTGCTCAGGGTAGAGAACATGCCCTACCCCGATAGTCCACAACTTGGCTGGGCACTTATACGGCTTGTATCGAACACCCTCATGGTGCTTTATCATTGCAATTGTCGCGGCGGGCAATTTCATGGCAGATTACTTATCAAGTAAGCACAAAACAACACTGTCGCGGCGATTCGGGCGTAAACAAGGTAAATCATTTGCCGGCCTTGCTGTTCCCGCGAGAACCAAACCACATAGCGATGATCGTACCCAAAAGCGCCATCTCATCAGCGTCGAACACAATTTCCATGATCTGAATCAGTTCACCGATTGATGTCACCTTGTCGCCGTGCATAAATATCCAGAGCATGGTCAGCAAGTTGATCAGCACCAGCTCAAGCACAAAGATGAACGTGACGAACGGACGGGTAGCCGCAGTCATGTCTTTGACCCACTGGGAGGACGACTCCAGCAGCTTCTCTTGGTTGTTGTAGATCATGCCCATCTGGGCCATGTATTGCTGATGATCCTGCTCGTCGTTGCCGCGCACTTCCTCAGTCTTGTCTGCTGGAGAATAGCCACGTTCGGTCAGCGCTAACTGCTGGCGCATCTGCATGTGCATGATGTCTAGCTCGTGCTTCTTGTCCGCACGATCTTGCAACACGTCAAACAATCTTGGAAAGAGAGCGACTATGTAGCCGCCGATGGTTGAGATAAGTGTCAGCATCACCGCTCCTTATTTACCGTACATCCGTTCAATCTGTATTTCTTTGCGCAGCTCCCGCATCTTTCTGACTTCATGCACCGCCGCCTGCGTTGCGTAATACATGTCGTAGTACATAAAAGCTAACACCGGCATGATGATGAAAAACATCAGCAGCACAGTCATCACTACCACGATAAGTGACCAAGGTACATCCTCTGAGTTGCGCTTTTCATTGTCAGCCACATTAGACCCACCGCCCACGCTATTACGAAAACGACTGCTGAAATCCACACCGCTTTTGCCCTGAGTTCCGCTATTCTTCTTTTGCGTCGCCATCTTGCTATCTGAGCTAACCTCAGTTCCTCCGCGTGGGCTTCCTCCTGCTCAACGATAATTCGCTGCCACATCTCTTCAAACTTGCCCCAAAGATTGCCCAATTCAGGCGGGGCTTGGTATACCATCGTCTCTCGAATCTCTGCCAACATAGCGTCTAACCTTGTCGTGATCAGAATACGTTTCAACGCTCGTCTGCCGATACTCTCTTCACCTCGATATACCTGCTTTGCTTCCAACTGCTCTTTCAAGAACGCCTTGCTGATGGCGTCATAGCTATCCATCAATGTACCAAGCTGAGTACCAATGTCAGTAAACACATCGTTCGGATCGGCCT